TGCTGCTGGGCCACAACGTGGTCGAGGCCGAAGACATGCCCGCCAAGGCCGCCAGCTCGCTGTCGATCGCCTTCGGCAACTTCCGCCGGGGCTATACCATCGTCGATCGCGTCGGCATGCGCATGCTGCGCGATCCGTACACCAACAAGCCCTATGTGGGCTTCTACACCACCAAGCGAGTGGGCGGCATGGTGGTCAACAGCGAAGCCATCAAGGTGGTCAAGTTTGCGGTGTCCTGATCGGACGCTGACTGACTGAAGCGGGGCGGCCCACCAGCAGCCCCGCTTTGCTTCCACTCCTCACGATTCAGAGGTTTCACATGCCCAAGATCCAGATCCTCAAGCCGTTCAAGTTCGCGCACCACGGCTACCAGGTCGAAGAATTCGAGCCGGCCGACGAGCCCGTCGACACCACCGACGAGTGCGCCGCGTGCGCCATCGAGGAAGGCTGGGCCGCCCTGGTCGAAGTGCAGACGCCTGCACCCGCGCCCGCCGACCCGCAGCCCGCCGACCCGCAGCCCGCCGAAGCCCAGCCCGAAGAAAAGGCCCAGCCCGCGGCGCCCGAGAACAAGGACGCGGCGCCCAAGCGCAGCACCAAGGCCGCCGCCTGATCATCCCCACCACACCACCGCCCCACATGACCTACTCCACCGCCCACAAGTCCGCGCGCATGACCACCACGCGCGACCGCCTCAATGCAGGCGCCTTGCAGGTGGTGGATGCTGGCGGGGCGGTGCTCTTCACAGTGCCGCTTGACAACCCCTGCGGCAGCGTCTCGGGTGCCGTGCTCACGATGAGCGGCTTTCCAAAGACCGTCACCGCGTCGGGCGGCGGCACTGCAGCCGCGGGCCGTTTGCAGAACGCCAGTTCGGTCGACGAGAAGACCGGCCTCACCGTCGGCGTGCCGGGCAGCAACGCCCAGGTCGTCATCGACAACGGCAGCGGCACCCTGGCCATCGCGCTGGGGGCCAGCGTCACGGTCAGCGGCTCGCCCGCGCCCACGCTCACGCACGCCGCCTGATCCCAACCCGAAGCGAGTCACACCGCCATGGCCAACACGCACATCAATCGCCTGCGCTGCGTCGTCACCAACACGCCGGGCACGTCCGGCGACCTCGTGGTCGGCGCCGCGCCAGCTGGGCGTCGTGGGTTCGGCGCATCCGAAGATGGCAAGACCTTCGAACTGATCATCAGCGAGGGCAATGCCTGGGAGGTGCGCACTGGGTGCGTCTACACGCACAGCACCGCCACGGTGACGCGTGGCACGCTGGCAGACAGCTCGACCGGGTCGGCCATCAACTTCACGTCGGCGGCGGTGGTGAGTTTGGGGCTGACAGCGAAGGCAATGACGGATCTCGAACCGGCGCGCGCATTGTCGGCTCTTTCAACGGCCGCCATCGGGTCATCGCCGGCAATGGAAACAACGCCCGCCGCTGTCGGGGTGGCGGCGCCGATGACCCAATGCACGGCGCAGTCGAAGTTGGGCTCAGTGCAGCGACTTGTCCGGCGCACCAATAAGACGTCGTACCTGTGGCGAGATCCATGGGCATCCGGAACCTACCCCGACAGTTGGTGGGTATACGTCCCGGTAGACGATCTGGGCGGGCACGCTGTCTATGGAATCGGAAGTTTTGGCAACACGGGAGCTGTCGCAACGTTGAGCCGGATGTACTACGGCAAGCCCGGCGCGTGGGTGCGACACGACGCTGGATCGACCGTAAAGGTCGGCACGTGGACGACGCGCACCGGCGATGACATGCAGCCAGATGGCGCATCGGTCTGCTATTCGACGACCGCAGGGGATTCCATCACATTCAGTGGGTCCGGCCACACCATCGTGGCGCGAGCCTATACAACCACCAATGGCGGTTATGCCGTTGTGGCCATCGATGGGGATTACACAGCGGCAAACCGGTTGCGCACGTTCAGCGCGGGCGACTACGCCGCTGGGCGCTGCCGCGCCGGAGATGTTGGCAAGCGTTATCTGCTGCTGTCCTCCAACGCTGCATGGAACGACGTGCACATCCCGATTGCAGAAGGCCTGTCCGATGGCGCCCACACCGTGCGCATCGAGGCGTGCGGCACATATCCGACCGGATGGGGCAGCGGTGGGCGCACCTATATCGGCGGCGTGATCTATTGTAGCGCGGCGGATGTTGGCCAGGCCCTGGGGGCGACGCGGATCATGGGCAGGATCGAAGCGGTGATGGACTTTGGCGGCGTTGCCCGGTCGGCATTCACGCCGGTGTTGGCCACCGAAAATGCCGCGTCCAATGCTTACGAGTTCATTGGAGACGTGCATTCGGCAGAAGTGCTGGTGTCGGCTGCCGTGTTGGTCGATGGGGTGGATCGATCGGCCGCCACCAAGGCGACGCATTACGGCGGGGCGTCTGTAGTGCTGACGGTGAAGTCAACCGTTGCAAGTACCGACGCACCGGCTACGCCCGTGATGGAAAAGTCCATCAGCTATGCGTTCTCGGCTGGCGGTCTTGCGCCGCTGGTGGTGCGGTGGCGCTACAAATGGCTTGTCGCCAAGCGCGTCACGACCGGATACGGCGCCATGCTGCCGTTTGGCGTCCAGCTCGAGGGCTGCGGGTCGTTGGCGCAGCCATATTCCAATGGACGATGGGACGCGCTGCGGCTGGGTCAAGAGTACACCGCCGCGCAGGCGGACATAACCGGCACGACGGCCCAAGGGATCGGGAAAGTCCCCAGCTACGAGGCGGTGATCGCCAGTTCCCAGCACGCGCGTGGCGCGTACGCCGTGCTGCTCGATGGTGGTCAAAGTGTGGACCAGTTTGCAGCGGCCGCCCCCGACTTCTGCTTCTTCAACACGTCGGCCGCCAATGCCAAAAAGGTGTACTGGGTGCACTCACATCAAAGCTGCCCCCAAAGCTATGCCGTGGGCGATGTGCTCTCAGGTGTGATCGGGTACGGCGTGGCAGCGGTGCCTGGTGCGGTGATGTGAGCGCGGGCGGAGTAGCGACATGATCCTGGCCGACTCTGAGCTGGCAACGCAAACGATGGGGGACGATGGCGGTGTCCCTGTGATAGTGCAATGCACGCTCGCCGAATCCGGCGACGACACCTTCGCCGCCTCGCTGCTGGCCGTCCCCCATGCGATTGCCGTCGCCGTCACGCTCGCCGAGCTCGGCGACGACACCTTCGCCGCTGCCGTCACCCAGCCCCAGGGCTCTGACCTGGGCGAGCCGCTCACGCTTGCCGAGGCCAAGCGCGCCGCGCGCATCGACGATGTCATCACCGAGTTCGACGACCTGGTCGCCCGATCCGTCACCGCCGCGCGCTTGATGGCCGAGCAGGAGACCGGGCGCGACTTCGTGCGCAAGACCCGGCGCGTCACCCTCAAAGAGTGGCCTGCGGCCACCGATGTGCTGCACGTGCACGAGCCGGTGGACGTGGCCATCAGCTACTGGGATGGCACCGCCTGGCAGGCGCTGGACGCCAACGCCTACGCCTACTGGGCCGAGGATGCCGGCACCTGCATCGCCCCGGTCATCGGCGCGAGCTGGCCCACGCTGGGGCAGGTGGCCGGCGGTGCGCGCGTGCGCATCGACATCACCGCCGGCCCGGCCGATCCGCGGGCGGCGACGCCGGCCGATGTCAAGCTGTACATCGCCGCTCTGGTCGCGCACTGGCACGACAAGCCCAGCGCTGTCACCGATGGCAACGCCACGCCCACGCCCTACACCGCGCGCCTGCTCGATGCCGCCCGGGTCTACCACTGAGCCACCATGCCGCGCCGCATCACCGCTGCCGATCTGCGATCGGTCATCGTCATCGAGCGTGACGAAGCCGCCGACAACACGCTCGGCGAGCGCGAGTCCAATTGGGTGCAGCACGCCCGGCTTTACGCGTGCGTCGAGCCCCTGCGCGGCCGCGAATACTTCGCCGCGGGGCAGATGCAATCGCCGCAAGACGTGCGTTTCACCGTGCGCTTCGTCCGCGCCCTGGTCATCGACACGGCCATGCGCGTGCGCTGGTCAGAGGGCCTGTACGGCATCAACGCCGTCATCGATGTCGATGGCGCGCACCAGTGGCTCGAGCTCATGTGCACGCAAGGGATCCGCGATGGCCGATGACATCCAGGTGCGCATCACCGGCCTCGAAGAAGCCAAGGCCATCCTGCGCGAGCTGCCCGCCAAGCTCAAACGCCGCGCCATCCGCAACGCGCTGGCCAGCGGTGCGCGCATCGTGCTCGATGCCGCCAGGCAGCAGGCCCCGGTGATCAACGCTGCCGAGCCCGCGGTGCTCAAGGGCATTCGCAAGCCCGGCACCGTGCGCGATTCGATCGTGGTGCGCACCAGCAAGCAGGCCCGGCGCGAAGGCCTGGTCGGCGTCTTCGTCAACGTGCGGCCCGCCAAGGGCGCCAAGTACAAGACCGCCACCGCCAAGCACTGGCTGCTCGGCAAGCACAAGCAGCGCACCCTGGTGCGTGCCAGCCAGCGGGGAGCGCAAAGCCCTAACGATCCGTACTACTGGCGCTGGCTCGAGTTCGGCCGCAAAGGCGCTCGCGCCTTCCCGTTCTTGAAGCCTGCTGCGGCCACGCTCAGTGCGGCGCTCGAGAAGTTCAAGGCCGTGCTCAGTCCGCAGGTGCAGCGCCTCAACCAGTTCCCGAAAGACCCGCTGTGAGCACATCGCGCGAAGACCTGCGTGCCGCTCTGATCGCACACGCGCCGCTGGTGGCCCAGATCGGCCAGCGTGCGCGGTTCGACATGGCCGGCCAGAAAGACGACTACCCTTTCGTCGTGTTGCGCCAGACCGTCAATGAGCCCATTCGCGGGCTCGATGGCAGCCTGCACGCACGGCGCGAGGTGTACCAGGTCGAGTCGTGGGGCGAGACCCGCGAGCAATCCGACCTGGTGCACCGCCTGGTCGAAGACGCGCTCGTCGCTGCCGACCTGGCCCCCGATGCGGCCGACCCCGATGGGCTCGACCCCGATGTGTGGGCCCGGGCTGGTATCTGGAACGTTGAGATCTGGAGCTGATCGCCAGCCCCTGCCAATCATTTCTGTCACCCCAACCCACCGGCCGCCGCGCCGGTTTTTTCTTGCCTGAAAGGACCATGAGATGACCTCCATCGTTGGGCGCGGCATTCGCGTCGAAATCGGCATGACCGAAGACACGGCCAAGACGGTCACCGCCGTCACCCTGGCCGACCCCGGCGTGGCCACCTGCGCTGCCCACGGCCTGGCCAACAAGAGCGTGGGCTACTTCCAAAACGTCTCGGGCATGGTGCAGCTCGAAGGCCAGTCGGTGCGCCTCACCGGCGCGGCCACCAACAACTTCAGTTTGGAAGACATCGACACCAGCAGCTACGGCGCGTTCACCGCCGGCCAGTTCGTGCCCGTGCTCACCTGGGGCACGCTGGGCCGCACCACCGGCTACGACACCGGCGGTGGCAGCAGCGAGAAGCTGGACAACACCGTGCTGCTGGACGACGTCAAGCAAGAGGTGCAGGGCCAGGGCGCTGCGCAGAGCGTCACCTTCAACCTCATCCCTGCCACCATCAGCGACACGGCCATGACGAAGCTGCGCAAGGTGGCCCGCGCCAACGGCTACCTGGTGTTCCGCATCACGCTCAAGGATGGCAACGTGCGCCACTTCCGCGGCCAGCCCTCGCTGCCGGGCGAAAGCGTGCAAAAGGGCGCCATCGCCAGCGGCAGCTTCAGCGTCACCGTCAACGGCGTGATCTGCGAAGGCGCCGCCTGATGAGCGGCAAGCCCAACGGCACTCCGGTGCTGCACCCGCTCGTGGCCGCGCTGCGGTCGGGCCGCGAGCGGTGGGTCGAGCTCGAGCCGGGCAAGCGAATCAAGATCCGCCGCCCGGCCGAGGCCGAGTTCGCCGACTTCATCGTGGCGCGCGAGGGCTCGGGCCGCACCATGGTGGTCGAGCTGCGCCATGTGCAGCGTTACGCCGTCGATTGGTCGGGCATCACCGAGGCCGATCTGCTCGGCCCCACGGTCGGCTCGGGGGACGAGATGCCCTTCAATGCCGACGTGTGGGGCGAGGCCGTGGCCGATCGGCTGCCCTGGCTCAGGGCGGCGGCCGAGGGCCTGCTCAGCACCATCACCGAGCACCTGCAGGCCCAAGAGGCCGCCGCGGGAAACTCACCCGCCACCTCGACGCCTGGGCCAGCGGCCGAGGTGGCCACGGTGCAGACGCCTGCACCGACGACGACGACGCACTAGGCCTCGACGCCGACGACGACACCCCCGGCGCCGGCCCGCTCACGCCCGACAACGCCCTGGCCCTGCAGGCCTACAACCTGCTGGCCAACGGCATGGGCGGCATCGACTGGGCCGGCCTCGAGGTGGTGGCCGCCTACCTCGGCATCCAGCGCATCGACCCGCTCATTCACGCCCTCGGCGTCATCAAGGCTCACCGCCCGCCCAGGCCCGACGAACCCGGCGCCGAGTGATCGGCGCCGGCTCAACCCTTCACCCCACCACCAGGCCCACCACCCATGGCACTCGCCGTCCTATCGATTGATCTGGAGGCCCGCCTCGCCAAGTTCGAAGCCGACATGGGCCGCGCCAGCCGCTCGCTCGACAAGCTGGCCGCAGGTGCGCGCTCGTCGTTCGCCAGCATCGGCGATGTCTTCGCCGGCAGCGTGCTGGCCTCGGCCGCGGAAGAAGCGGTGCGAACGCTGCTGCAGCTCTTCCCGCAGCTCATCGACGGCGTGGCCGCGTTCCAAGACCTGGCCGAAGAAACCGGCGCCAGCGCCGCCGCCCTGGCCCAGTTCCAGACCGCGGCCGATGTCTCCGGCGTCACCGTGCAGGATCTGGCCGGGCTGATGGTCAAGCTCACCGGGCAGCTCACCAAGGTGGGCGACGAGAGCAAGGGCGCCGGCGCGGCGCTCAAGGCCCTGGGCATTCCGCTGGCCGAGTTCAAGGCCCTGGCGCCCGACGAGCAGATCAAGCGCCTGGCCGGCGCATTCGACCAGTTCGCCGAGGGCAGCGGCCGCACCGCGGTGGCGCTGGCCCTGTTCGGCAAGAGCGGCGCGCAGGTGCTCAAGTTCTTCAACGAGTACACCAACGGCGTGGGCGCCAGCACCAAGCTCACCGCCGAGATGATCGAGGCCGCCGACCGCTGGGGCGATGCGCAGGCCAAGAGCCGCAGCGAGCTCACGCAGACGGCGCAGGTGATCGCGGTGCAGATGCTGCCGGCGCTCACGGCGCTGACCGATGGGTTCAAAGAGGCCGCGAGGGCAACCCTCGGGCTCAATACAGCGTCCAGCGACCTGAAGCTGAGCCAGTCGTTGTTGGACTGGGCCGAGTCGGGGGCCATTGCCGTCACGATAGTCGGCGAGGCCATTGCTGGGGTGGTGAAGGGGTTGCAAGCCTTCGGCGGCTCTATCGGCGTGGTCATGACCGATGTGAAGTTCATCGAAGACGCCGTCGGAACCATCGGCCGCATGGGCCCGAACCAGCAGTTGCCCGAGACCATCGAGCGATTGAAGGGCCTTCTGGCGGCGCGCAACGACGTGCTGACTCAGGCCAACGAGCGGTACGTGCGGCTGTGGAACGACAACGGCACCGCGGCGAGTGACGCCATCCGAAAGAGCTTCGAGCGCATGCGTCAGTCGCTCGACCCGTCCAGCCAGCTCGAGCTGGCCCGCTTCAAGTCAGCAGCGGCGCAAGCGGCGGGCGAGAAGCCCTCGCTGACCTTCAACCCACCCGACAAAGACGGCGAAGCCCGCGACAAGGCCTTCCAGTCGTTCCTGGCCAACCTGCAGAAGCAGGATGCCCTGGCCCAGGCGCAGCTCGACAACAACGGCAAGCTGTCCGAGTCCGACCGCCGCCGCATCGATCTGCTCACCGACCTGACCGATGCGTCCAAGGGCTTCACGCTGGCCCAGCAGCTCGAGGGCGAGGCGGCCGTCGCGGCCTACATCGCCAAGCTCAAGCAGTTCGAGCTCGACCAAGACCTGGCCAAGACCCGCAAGGCCACCGCCGAGCTCGAAGATCGTGCCGTGGCCGTCCGCAGCAAAGACATCGAATCACTGATCGCCACCAACCAGGCGCTGGCCGACCAGGTCGAAGAGGTGGGGCTCGCCGGCAAGGCGCTCGAGGCGCTGCGCGTCAAGCGTCTGGAGAACATCAAGGCCCAAGAGACCGAGGTGCTGCTCACCCTGCAGAACGCGGGCGCCAGCGAGGCCGAGATCGCCGCGCAAGAGCGCAAGATCGCGCTGCTCGAGCGCCAGCTCGGCCTGCGAGGCCGCCTGGCCGGCCGCACCGCCGAGGTCGCCAGCGACCCCGTCAAGGGCGCCACCGATGCGCTCGATGCCTACCTGGCCAAGATCCAGGAGAGCGGCACCGCCACGCGCGAGGTGGTGGGGCAGACGCTGGGCCTGCTGGAAGACGATCTCACCGCCAGTCTGGCCAAGGGCCGGTTCGATCTGAGCCGCACCATCGATTACATGATCAGCGAGTTCCTGCGCCTGCAGGTGGTCAAACCGCTGCTCAACAGTCTGTTTTCCAGCCTGGGCAGCGGCGGTGGCAGCTTCCTGGCGAAGCTTTTCGGCTTCGCCGATGGCGGCGCCTTCGCTGGTGGTCGTCCCATCGCATTCGCCAGCGGCGGCATCGTCGACAGCCCCACGCTGTTCAAGTTCGCCGGCGGCACCGGGTTGATGGGCGAAGCGGGCCCCGAGGCCGTGCTGCCGCTCAAGCGCGGCCCCGGCGGCAAGCTCGGCGTCACCGCACAGGGCATGGGCGGTGGTGGCGTCACGGTCATCCAGAACGTCACCATCGGCGCGGGCGTCAACCGCAACGAGGTGGCCGCCGCCATGGAGCAGGCCAAGCGCGCCGCCGTGGCCGCCATCTACGACGCACAGCGCCGCGGGCGCGAAATTGCATGACCATCTACACCTGGCCCACCACCCGGGCAGCGTTGCCGCGCAACGCGCAGTGGCACATCGTCGATCCGCTGCAGCGCAGCAACTCCAGCCCGCTGTCGGGCTACACCCAGACGGTGAGCATGCCCGGCGCCAAGTGGGGCTGGACGCTCGAATTCGGCGCCCAGAGCAGCGAGCTGCGCCAGGAGGTGGAGGCTTTCCTGCTGCGCTTGTCCGGCATGGAGCACCGCATCGCGCTGTGGGATCTCAAGCGCCCACGGCCGCGCGGCACCTGCGCCCTCAGCGGCGTCACCCTGGCCGCCGCTGCGTCTGCCTTCGCCACCACCCTGCAGCTGGCCAACTGCGGCGCCGGGGCCACCCTGCTGGCCGGCGATTGGATCGGCCTGGCCAGCGGCCAGTTGGTGCGCGTGGTGGCCAACGCCACCGCCAATGGGGCCGGCGTGATGTCGGTGGACGTGCGGCACATGCTGCGCCTTGCCGTGGCATCGGGCTCGCCGGTGGTGCTGGACAAGCCCACCGCGCTGTACGTGCGCACCGAGTCTGACCTCATCATGCCCCGCCAGCCCGGCCGGGTGGAGCCTGAATTCACGGTGCAGTTTGAAGAGGTGTTCGCGTGAGCCGCGGCCTGGATTCGGCCGTCGCCACCGCGCTGGGCGGCTCGCACGTCACCCTACTGCTGTTGCTCGAGCTGGGCTGGGACAGCGGCACCCAGTACATCACCAGCGCCCCGCACGATGTGGAGTGGAACGGCCACACCTACATCGCCGCGCAGGGCATCGGCAGCATCGAGCCCACCACCGAAACCGCCACCGAGGCGCGCGGCCTCACGTTCACGCTGTCGGCCGTGCCCGCCAGCGCCATCGCGCTGGCCCTCACCGAGCAGGTGCAGGGCCGCCCGGTGGTGCTGCGCCTGGGCATCGTCGATGGCGGTGTGCTGCGGGTAGACCCCGGCATGTGGAGCGGCCGCTTCGACGTGATGACCATCGACGACAGCACGCCGCACCCGGTCATCCGCGTCACCGCCGAGCACGCCATGCTCGCCTGGCAGACGCCCAGCGGCGCGCTGTTCAGCGATGCCGAGCAGCAGGCCGACCACGCCGGCGACAAGTTCTTCGAGTTCGCCGCGCAGATGGCCGAGGCCACGCTGGTGTGGCCCGCCAAGACCTACTTCGAAAAGCAATGATCCTGCACCGCCTGCCCGATTGGCCCGAGCGCATGGCCGCGTACCTGGCGCGGCATGCGGGCACCCCGTTCGTCTGGGGCCAGCACGATTGCGTGCGCTTCGCCGCCGGGCTGGTGCACGCCATCACCGGGGTCGATCTGCTGCCCGCCGATTGGCACACCCGCACCGAGGCCGCGCAGGTGCTGCGCCGCTTCGGCGGCCTGGTGCCGGCCGTCGATGGCGTGCTGCCCCGCCTGCCGGCGCCCGCGGCGGCGTGGCGCGGCGACGTGCTGCTGGTGCAGGCGTCTGCACCGGCTGGCGGCCGGCGCCGCTGGCTGGCCGTGGCCGATGGCGCCCGGTGGTGGGCGCCCAGCCCGCAGGGCATGACGCATGGGCCGCTGGCCCAGGCCGAGCTGGCGTGGGGAGTGGCCCATGGCTGAGCCGATTGGTCTGGCCATCGCCGAGGCCATCGAGGCCATCGCCTTCTCGGGCGAGATGGTCTTCACGGCCACCCAGGCGACCATGATCGGCAGCGCGGCCATCGCGGCCAGCGCCATGGCCGTCGGCGGTTACCAGCGGCGGCGCATGGCGGCCAAGGCCCGCGCGGCCTACCTGGCCAGCCTCAAAGACCGCGAGGTGATGATCCGCAGCGCCGTGGCGCCGCGCCGCATCATCTACGGCCGCGACAAGGTCTCGGGCCCCATCGTCTATGCCGAGAGCACCGGCGACAAGGGCCAATACCTGCACCTGGTCATCGCCCTGGCCGCGCACGAGTGCGATGCCATCGAGGAGGTGTGGTTCAACGACACCAAGCTGCCCACGCCCAACGCGGGCGGCTACATCACCAGCGGCGACTTCGCGCGCACCAACACCATCACCCCGGTCGGCCACACCGTGCTGGTGCCCGCGGGGGGTTCGGTCACGCTGCCGCAGGTGGCCGATGTGGTCACCGTCGTCACCTCGATGGGCACGGGCAGCGGCGAATCCAGCAGCCCCAGCGAGCCCATCACCGGCTGGGCTCACACGGCCGGCACCGCCGTCGTCACCGGCCTACCGGTGGGCGAGTGGGTGGTGATCAACTACGAGACCACCGAGTCCATCCAGCCCGTGCGCATCAAGGCGCACCTGGGCGGCACCGGCCAGGTGGCCGATGCCGATCTGGTGGCCGAGAGCGGCGGCACCTGGACCAGCGCTCACGTCGGCGCGGGCATCTGCTACCTGTATGCCCGGCTCGA